GTCGGGCAGGGGGCTGCATCCTAGTCCACACTATCTTTCGCGGGGTCCGGTGGGACACGGACCACGGGGCGCTGTGCACTCGGTACCTAAGCACCGATCATGGGCAGGCTGGAAGAACCACTACTGATGTATGGTCGCATCGCCCGCGCAGCACCTCCCACAGTTGATACAATATCAGCAATATCCTGCACACCGTTTCCTAGAGCGGATGCCATATGGGTGAGCTTGTCCCAAGTGGAATCTTTCGCAACCGGATAATGCGTGTGGGAAGCTACCGCCACATTGTCAAGATCAAAACGGACTCGGTACTCAATAGTCACCAAATATTCCAGGGAAATACCTGTAGTGTTGTAAACCATAAAGGGCGCCCAACCTGTAGGTCGGAGCGTACTAGTGTTCCAGGTAATATTGGCATCAGATGCCACCCCCAATCCAGTGAATTCTGAACATTTGGACATATTGAGAGGGTATGAATTCATCTGCACTCCGCGCAATGCAAGCTTCGGAGCAGCACACAACCTCGGATTCTGAAATTCGACAAAAGTGTCAAATCGGTCCCTGTAGGTTGTGGGATCTGCACCAAATGCAGCCTGAGTATTCATCACACCCGTGTAAATAATCCCATTTGTAGTCTGCAATGGATTGGGATTCATAACCTGCAGTGTCATGGCTGCAGGGACCAAAGAACATCCTGTTCCCAACCCACCAAGTTCCATCGTGAATCGCTGAGTATTTCCAGCTGCATTGATGGGATTACCCTCATTCACGCACCCGAGCGCACAGATGTTGTTCCAGACGAGACCCAAAGTGCCATCATCATCCTGAAAAGTTCCAAACAACATCTGCCGGTTGGCTGAGTTGATTCTCCGTGTGCATCGGATGACCGTGTATGGGCCCACTGCTCGCGGAAGTGGAAGGTGCAAGGGAAGTTTGGCATCCCAGCACCGCAAGTCATATCCCACAATGCCCCCGAATGGTGAGGCTGTGGTGATTCCAACTCCGGGGACGAGAGTCCGAGCATTGGGACCTCGACGTCCGTTTCGACGTCGGCGCTGACCGGTCGATTGACCGTTCTGCTGGCCGTTGCCATTGCGTCGACGAGACTTTCTCTGTGCCATAAGCGAAGTCTCACGTGCACTTAAACAACGATGTTTATATTTGAGCTTTTCGGTTCAAGTCGAGGATCACTTTTGCCTAATTTTTCA